TACAGGCCTGCCTACACACCGCGGGCTTTGCAGGAATTTACCCCTCAGTTAACGCGGCCAGGCTTGCGAAAACCAAAAGTTTTTTAAGCGATAAACCCGCGTTTATGCGCGCGCTTGCTTATGAGATACTTAAGGAATATACCAAGGCAAAAAAGGCCGGGGAAAAAATAGCGATCCGTTTGAACGGAACAAGTGACGTCGATCTTGTGTACCTACTTAAAAAATATGCGGATCTAGATATCTCAACCCTGGCCGACAATGTAATATTTTACGACTATACAAAGATCCTACAAAAGGCCATAAGATACCAGGCGCACCCTAATTATGTGGTAACTTTTAGCCGTTCAGAAAGTAACCAAGCCGACACAGAAACGGCCATAAAATTAGGTATAAACGTCGCTGCAGTTTTTTCCGGCGACCTACCGAAAACCTACCTTGGCGCGCCAGTAGTGGACGGCGACAAAAGTGACCTAGTTATGTTATATAACAAAGGTGTAGTATTGGGCCTTAAGGCCAAGGGACGCGCCAAAAAAGATACCTCCGGCTTTGTAATTAACAGTAAATAAACACTCACACAATGAAAAAGAAACACCAAACAAAGCGCACCGACCTTGATCAATTGCGCGACCTGTTCCAGGAATTCAATAACACCTACAAACAAACTTTTTTAATCGTCACACCACTAAACACAAAAAACAATGAAGGCAACACTACTAATTAACAGGCTAGAAACAAACCACAGAAAAACGATCTACAACAGTAAAAAGGATTTTATAATCTTTGACGCGGCCGGTAATTACCACTTAACCGACGACCTAGCTAGGCACCGGGCAAAGTATATACTAGGCGGAACTTTTGCCGCACTTGAATGCATAAGACAGGATATAAAACTATAGACAATGAAACCAAACAATTACTTCCAAGCCGCGCTAAATTTAGCCGCTGAGTTAACCGAGTTCGAAAAAAAACAATTGTGTATTGTATTACTGGACTCAATGTTAACCGAAATAAGCGCGCAACAGGCGCGAGACCTAGCAACACTACAACGGTACAAATAACACCACAAACCACCAACAAACAGGCCCAGAATAGGGCCTTTTTTTGCGCCTTGTTTTGAATGCGCTTTTTTTCTATTGTGTTGAGAATCATTGAAAGTAAGTAACAAAGATATAAACGGCACTTATCAATACTACAATGCTATCAAATATCATCCTATCAATATGCAAGTACCTAGCTTGGATATTGTGGGTAATTGACGTAAAATGAAAGCGGTCGGAGCATATTATACCCCTTCTACGAATTCAACCACTTTTTGGGGGGTGGGTCATTTCCTGCGAATGAAAATCGGTTAGGCCAACTAGAAAATAAAAGTGAAAAACGAATTTGCTAAGCAAGGCGAAGTTCAAGACGAAGCCTTGCGTGTAGTAGCGGTTGCTTGCGCATTTAGCTTCAGCAACCTTATGTAGCTATGGAATATTGCACCCCTCTAGAAACATTAGTTGTTGTCTTTGCCAAGGACTGTATGGCGATTTGGTGGTCAGCTTGAATGGTACCGGGGTGCGTTCAAATGTTTCGAAAGGATAGTACCGCAATTGCTGAGCAAGATTTGGCTGATCCAAGTGGTGTATAGTCTGCTCGAGACATCCACAAGTTTGGGAGCTTATACAGATCTCCTTCTGTTCATATAGATAACTTAAAGATACTAAATCTGTTTCAATTCTGCAATGCCTATATGCTTATTGTTATTTAGACTGAATATAAATAGTGGGATTGGAACAGAAAGCTATGTTTTCAGTTATCGATGTATAAAGATATTATATGCCAAGTTTCAGCGTTAAAATAGAAGTGCCTAAGAGTTTATCTGCGATTACTCTTCGCCAATACCAATCCTATGTGAAGGTGTTGGAGGGAGTGGATATGAAGGATGGGCTAACTAGGGAGGCTTCTGACTTCTTGAACCTTAAAGCACTTGAGGTCTTCTGTGGGATGCAGATGAAGGACACCTACAAGATGCCAATGGACTTGTTTGATTCTATACTTGCCCAATTGTCTTTGTGCTTCAAGGAAAACACTCCTAGAGTTGACAGGCTTAAGATGACTGATCCTTCTGGGAAGGCTGTGGAGTTCGGCCTTATGCCGAACCTATCAAAGATGAGTTTAGGTGAGTACTTAGACTTAGATGCCTATATAGACGATTGGAGTAAGATGCACAAAGCTATGGCTGTTCTTTATAGACCAATTGTAACGGATGTTAAGGGTAAGTACCTGATAGAGGAGTACCAAGGTAGCGACAGGTGGGCGGACGTAATGAGGGACGCACCGCTTAACGTAGTACTAGGTGTGAAGGTTTTTTTTTATCGTTTAGGGATGAAATTATCTCAACATACGATGACCTCTATACTTCAGGAAGCGACCCTGGAGGAGAATACGGACTTGAAGCAAGCTTTGGAAGAAAGTGGGGTTGGTATCAATCAATTTATGGGCTTGCACAAGGCGATGTCCGAAGAGTTGATGAGGTTACCAGGCTTCCACTACACCAATGCTTAACCTGGCTTGCATTTGAGAAGGATAAGAACCAAACTGAAGCGAAACTAATAAAAGCAATGTAATGACACAAGTATACGATATACTAACCAAGATAAAAGACAGGCTTCAGGCGAATCCTAGTGTGTTCTCGGTCACTTATGGTGACCTGACTGAGGTGGACTTGAACAAGACTACTATCTTCCCTTTGAGCCACATAAAGATTACCGATGTAGAGTTTGATACTTCAGTTATAAACTTCCGTATCAACCTTATCTGTGCTGATGTAGTGGATTACAATAAGAATGATGTGTCAGGTGACTTGTTTAACCTAAATGCCAACCTCATCGACGTACACAACACCCAATTGCAAGTGATCAATGATATTATACAGCAATTCAGAAGGGGTGGCCTTTATTCTGACAAGTACCAACTTATAGCCAATCCTACAGCCAATGCTTTTACAGACAGGTTTGAGAATAGCTTGGCCGGGTGGGAAGTAAATATAGACGTTCAGGTTACTAACGATATCAGCGTTTGCTAAGTGAGATACACTAACCTATATAACGCTATTGAGGAAGTTGGACAAACTATGGTTGACCGCATCAGAGGTCGACTTATAGCCGACCAGACTGTAGCGAACAAAGGTAGCGGTGGTTTGCTTGATAGCATCAAGTACAGCAGGCAGGGTACTAAATTGACCATATCTGCCAATAGTTACTTCGATGCGGTGGATAAGGGTTTGCCACCGGGCCAAATGCCCGATGTGGCAGATATCGAGAGGTGGGTTAAGAACAAGAAGATACAACCTAGAGACAGAAGCGGTAGGTTCATTCAGTCAACGGACAGGACTATCGGCAGGCTGTCAAAGAATATAGCCAATGCTATAGCGGAGAAAGGAACAATAAAGAGGTTTAACTATGGCGGTTCAGGAATTAAAGCAGCTGTGGTTAAGTCTCAGTCAACAAAAATAGCAAACAAAATAAAAGCAGCCTTGTTAGAGGACGTAAGAATAGAACTTCAAAAGATAAAAAAATAACAGATGAGCGTAAAGATTAACGTCAGAAGCCCCTACTTCGTTAGGGTTACAGACCCTAGCCTTGCTTCGGTAGTTCTCAGGCTTTATGTCTGGGAGGGACTTCCTGGGGCAACCACAACAGCTAAATATACCTTTCAGAAGGAGGCTATAGGTTCAGATACCTTTGTTGTGTTTGAATTTGCTGACTATGTGCGAGATTTCATCGAGACTGAATATAACGACTACTCTACCAATGCTGTTTGGGTGAAGTGGGACTACCAAATATACGATTCTCTAGGTGTTGCAGTTGGAACACTAGTTCCATCTTCTGCTTACATAGCCTTAGATGGCTATGGCTACTTCGAAGAGGGTGTTCAGCCTGAACTTAGCAGACAGCTACTACAAAGCAACACTTCTATATACTACCTAGATGGTCAGGATATAGTTTTCCCTGTATTCGCTGAAGATAACTCTACGATCACCATCAACACAGACGCACCGGCCTCTATGAATTGGGAAGATGTTACAGACTTCTGGCAAGACTACGACGGAACTTGGGGTGATGGTACTTCTGTGATTAACTGGACTGACAACAACCATACAGACCAAAAGATTAAATACATCAAGATTACAGGTACTGAGGCCCTTGGTTTCAACGACTACGCTGTGATTACTAGTGGTGTTGGTGGCCCAACCAC